CTTACATCTACCTAATGACCGATCAGAGACCGTAAACCGGGCCAATTCGTCTGAACATGTCCCTAAATAATTGTTGACACAGGGTTACTCCGCAGTTAGAGTCACGCGTAGACACACATAACTACTAAGGGAATGCAATGGCAACTATCAGCGAGCGAAAGAGTCAGCATGGGTCTACATGGCAAGCCAAGGTACGCCGTAAGGGTCATCCAACATGGTCTAGGACGTTTGACACTAAGGAGGAAGCGGAAACCTGGGCCAGTACTAAGGAGGCATCCCTAGAAGAAGGCCGCGACCAAGACACGGATCCCGCTGAGATACTTACCGTTGGTGAGTTACTGGCTATCTACAAAATGAACATGCCGGATAACACACAGTTACCCTTAGCGGCTATGTCTACCTCCAGCCTGTGGAATATCCCGCTTACAGAGGTACGGCCAGAAGATGTGCGCGCATTCTCACAAGCGCCTAATGAGTCTACCGCAACGCTACAAGCTGCTATTGAATTCGCACGTAGGGAACTTGATATACATTTAGCTCGCAATCCTGTTACCGCAGCGTACGCTAAGCCTACCCAAGTTAGAGAACGTAGAATTCCCGATTATGAGGAGTATATACTTCTAGAGGAAGCAGCTAATACGCGTGGTGGTTATCTTAGAGACGCTATAATCATTGCTCTCGATACAGCGTTAATGCAGCATGAGATTATCAAACTAGATTGGTCTGATGTGGACCTAGATAAGAAGATAATAAAAGTTAATGGTAAAACTGGTACGCGTCTAATCCCTATCTCAGACCGGATGATAACAATTCTAAAGAACAAAGGTATTAAGGCTAACGGTCTCATATTTGACGGCGTATCGTCTATGGCATTACAGAGAGCATTTATTCGTACTGTAGAGCGAGCTAATCTTACTGATTTACATTTTAACGATCTTAGGTACGAAGCATTGTGTAGGATGCTAGCTAAGGGATTATCTCCTCAGCAGATATGGAGCATTATTGGGAGTAAGACTTTGCACCCGTTGGCAAGGATTCTGGGCACGTCTGAGAGTGTGTAAGCGGTATCTAAGGGACACAACACGAAACGTATGCCAGGCTTGGCTTAGACGGTAGCCATTTCACGATATGAAACGGGTGGACAGCATAGGAGAGGCACACCTGATGCCCTCCCGCAGTAGGCAGGCTAGCCAGTAGCTACAGGTCGGTTCGCAGTCCGGCCCATTTAATTAAATCAAGACTATCTCCAGTAGTCTACATCAAGATAAGTTATCTGTAGTCTCCCGTAGTTCTATCCGAGGAGCGAAGCGACGAGGAGATTAGTCTACTATGAGTTCTACCAATATTAATAAATATAAGAAACATACCAGATTAACAGGTAACGCTGGTGTAGCTCAACGTCTAAGAATAAGACTAAGAGATAACTATTGTTGCCGTAAATGTAGCAGAGTAACTAATAATGGTGAAGTAGACCATATTATAGCATTAGACGATAATGGTACTAATGATGATACTAACCTACAGTATCTCTGTACTAGTTGTCATAAGCTTAAGACTGCTACAGATAGACAGTACACTATTAAGACTGGTAGTACTGTAGATGGATTACCTACTAATCCTAATCATCATTGGAACTAGATAATATGTTCGTACTATCCATTGTAGCAATAGTAATTGTAGTTGTATTAGTTGGTGGTGCTGTACAACATGCTAAGTTTATGTCTAAGTAGTACCATGTTAGAACATATAGCATTAGTAGTTATTGAACTGATTACGCTGTTAGTTATCATCTGGTAGATACTCAATGTAGTTATCTAGTAGTTAATCAATCGAAGATTGTATATACAGTAGTTCTGCTGTACTCCATCCATACACCATACCAATCCGGCCCACTAGCGATAGCTACAGCATAGCTACGGTGGTCTATCTGTAGTTCTCATATGGTTATGCATCAATCCAATGTAGATACGAATCAATCTCATTAGCTAGACAGATGAGAATCAATCGCATTGAATGGTAGATGAGAATGTGTAGCAATACGGGGGTGGATGCGAATAGTTCGCGTTTAGGCTTGGACATCACACGGTCCACTCGAATTAACGCTAACTGCAAATAATCGGCAAGGAATCGCCCTGACTTTCCGTATTTGCTCTGGATACCTCCAATCCTTCCCAGAATCGTCTAGGACGGGCTGATACGCCCTTCCCGCTACCTACGTACCAGTTCCGGCCCAAACCGCTCCAGCGGCTTCCTAAGCAGTCCTACGCATATAGCCTTTACCAGAGGCTCTAGCCGTATGAGTGTTCCCAGTAAAGATCCTCTCCAGCCGTCAAGCAGTAAGGAGGACGCCCGCCACTCCCTGTGAAAACTTGAGAGCCGGTCTAGCAACGCTAGGTAAGAGGAAACGGACCCGATGCACCAGAACTCCCGCTCTGTTTCCTCGCGCGATCACGCGCACGCGTAGCCCATATACAGTAAGGAATACTATGTTACCGCACCAACAAAGAGTAGTTACGGAACGGGATGAGCTTAGTATTAAGGTTAAAGCACTAACCGATTTTGTAGGATCGTCTCGCGTCTACCTTAACTTACCCATTGCGGAAAGGGGGCGGCTTAGGCGGCAACTACACGCAATGGTTAAATATCTGTGGGCGCTTAACGACAGAATCTCTGCATTTACTTAGTAACTATACCTAGGAGTCCTTATGTCTAAGACCCGCTCAGACAGCGTTACTGCTGCTGTTAAGGCTGCACAGGCGGCCTCCCTTGGTCCTATCGCACCGCCAGCCCATATCCGGCTTAGAGATATCGATATCCCTTACTGGAATTGCATTGTTATGGCTAGGGCTGCTGATACGTGGACAGATATTGATTTAGCTCACGCGGCTAACCTCGCTCATGCTCAAGCGGACATTAATCGTATCCAGCAAGAGTTAGAGGAGGAGTCGGATATCGTTACTAACGCTAAGGGTACGCAGGTTGTTAATCCTAAGCACGCACTTTTGAACACCCTTAGCGTTAGGTCTATGGCTTTGTCGGCAAAACTGCACGTACATGCTGCGGCTACGGTTGGTAGGTCCGCTGATGCTGGTAAGAAGCTGGCTGTAGAGAAAGAAGCCCGCGAGGTTGAGGACGACGGTTTGATTCCTAGGCTTAGGGCTGTATGACGCGCGGCGAGAAAGTTATTGCCTTCATCCATAAGTACTGCAAAGTACCAGAAGGAAAGCTAGTCGGCCAGCCTATCACGCTGCAGCCGTTCCAGCGTCGATTTATCCTGGAGTGTTACGACAATCCGCACGGCACTAAGACGGGCTACCTGTCCATTGCCAGAAAGAACGGAAAGAGCGCGCTTATCGCCTGCTTGGTGCTAGCGCACTTGGTAGGCCCGGAAGCTAGGCAGAATAGCCAGATAGTTTCAGGTGCTAACAACAGGGACCAGGCGGCACTGATCCACGCACTCGCATCCAAGATGATTATGCTGAGTCCGTATCTGTCCAGCATTACCCGCATTATCCCTTCTGGTAAGCGCCTGATTGGACTCCCGCTTAATGTGGAGTATAGAGCGCTAGCAGCAGAGGGAAAGACGGCACATGGGCTATCTCCGGTACTCGCTATTCTGGACGAGGTAGGGCAGGTTAAGGGACCGCAGTCCGACTTTATTGATGCAATCCTTACCTCGCAGGGAGCGCACGATAACCCGCTGGTACTGGTGGTGAGTACGCAGGCTGCGTCTGATGCGGATTTGTTCTCTATCTGGCTTGACGATGCGGCTACAGGAGCAGACCCACACACCATCGTAAATCTGTACACAGCGGACGCCTACTTACCACTTATGGACCCCACGGGCTGGGCAGCAGCTAACCCCGCCCTAGGCGTGTTCCTTACCACGGACTATGTTAAGGGTCTAGCTGAGGCTGCGGTACGTATGCCGTCCTCGGAAAGCTCGTTTAGAAACCTGGCCTTAAACCAGCGCGTATCCTTGTTCTCCCCGTTTATCAGTAAGAGTACATGGGAAGCTAACGGCGGCGCTTGCGCACCGTTCGATAAGGATACGGAAGTATATGGCGGCTTAGACCTGTCCATGAAAGCGGACTTGACAGCACTTGTGCTAATCGGTCGTGTTCGTGGCAAGTGGCATGTACAGCCATACTTCTGGACGCCTCTAGATACGCTACGGGACCGCGCGAAGCTTGACCGCGCGCCATATGACGTATGGGCATCTCAGGGATTCTTACGTGCGACTCCAGGCAAGGTCATTAGTTACGAAACGATGGCACGCGAAATTACTGAAATCTGCGCGCCGCTAAACATACATTCCATTGCGTACGACATGAAGTTCATTGACGTACTGCACAAGGAATTTCACGACCTGGGCGTAGACACGGTAACACCATCTAAGGAAGGCGGAAAACTGCCCCTCGCGCCTTTTGGGCAAGGCTACGTATCTTTTGCTCCCGCTATGAGCGTGGTTGAGGAAGTGTTCCTGAATGAAAGCGTATGCCACGGTATGAACCCGGTTCTAACCATGTGCGCGGCTAACTCCATCGTGATTATGGACCCGGCAGGAAATAGAAAGTTGGATAAGAAGAAGTCCACGGGCCGTATTGACGGGATGGTTGCTCTAACTATGGCGTTTGGCGCGGTCAACCTCGCAGCGGCGGATTTGGATATGGGTGAGCCCATGGTCTACTAAGGATAACGAATGAAAACTAACCGCGCGTTTAGCGCAATCACTATCAAAAGCGTCTCAGAAGACGCGCGGGAGATTACCGGCATTGCCAGTACGCCCGCATTGGACCGCGTTAAGGACGTAGTAGAGCCTATGGGCCTCTCCTTCGCACAAGACGCACCCTTACTCCTCAACCACGACCATTCGCAACCGGTAGGTACTGTGCAGTTCGGCGCACCTACGGCTAAGGGTCTCCCGTTCGTGGCGAAGATTGCCAAGGTAGACGAGGAAGGCGTAGTTAAGCAGCGCACAGACGAGGCGTGGCATAGCGTAAAGAGCGGCCTTATCAAAGGTGTCTCTATCGGATTCATCCCCAGCGAATACGAAGCGCTTGGGAAGGATATGGGCGTTCGCTTTACAAAAGCTGACGTGCATGAGTTGTCCCTTGTGGCTATTCCGTGCAACCCAGAAGCAGTGATTACCGCGTTCAAGAGCCTCGAAGCCGCTGAGGTTACGCAAGTAACCGAAGTACCAGAAGTAACGGGCGAAAACCCCGTGCAACCCGTTGTAAAAACCCCGCGTCTGGTCAAGCTTGACCTTTCGTATCGTAAATATTAAGGACTACAAATTGTCTATCGCTGAAAAAATCAAAGCCCTTACGGCACGTCTGGCACAAGCTGAAACCGCACGTAACGAACTCGTTGTGAAGTCGGTTAATGGCGATACCGCCCTCACGGACGAAGAAGTAACGCAATTTAACGCGTTCGAAAAGGAACTTACGGACGGTGCTGCAGAATTGG